ATACGGCCCTGAAGCATTGAAGCTCGAAGCGCCGCTACCGCCGCCGCCGTGTCCATTGGCCGGTATGCCCACCGAGTTGCCAATGGCGGCTTGGGCGCCGGAACCGAACGGCTGCATTGAACCGCCAACTCCCGAGGCACCAAAATACGCGATAGTGCCTTGGCTCGCTCCGCCACCGCCGGGTTGGCCTGGAGTGGCGATATCGCCGGTGCCAATCCCGGCGCCGCCGCCGCCCGAGCTTGCCGTGGTGCCCCCTCCGCCGCCATTGGCGATACACAGAGTGCCGACGCTGGTCGCAGTGCCGGCCGCTCCATTGTTGGCGCCGGCCGCACCACCACCACCGGCGGCGCCAACTGTCACGGGCTTGGATGCGCCGATAGTCGTCGCGTTCACGGTCGCCCTTGAGTAACCGCCCGATCCACCGCCGCCGCTCTGGAGTTGCGAGCCCGACGCCGAAGCTGCGGCACCCCCGCCACCGCCGCCACCACCAACGCATTCGATGGTGCAATACATCATACCGGCAGATGGCGTGTAGGTGCCGTTCGCATAAAATACCTGGACCTTGACTGAGATGATGCGCGCGTCGACGTATTGCTTGGGAGCAGCTTGCAGCGCCGCGGTCGGATTGGCCGGCAACGTCAACGGCCCCGTCATCGTGTCGCCTGCCTTGAGCAGGAACGCACTGACATCCGGCGCGGGCGCCGCAATGACCCACTGCGTGCTGTCGCCGTCGTTATAGAGCACGTACAGCAGGCCGGAATCGCTCTCCCACCAGAGCGTATTCGCAGGCACGCCCGTGGGCGCCACGTCCGCTACGTAGATCGACGAACTGCCGATGGCTCCCACCGGTCCTTGCGGGCCGGCCGGCCCTACCGGGCCAGTCGACCCGGTCGGTCCTGGCACCCCCTGCGGGCCGATCGGGCCTGCCGGGCCGGTCGGTCCTGGGCCACCTTCCGGCCCGAGCGGTCCGGGCGGCCCTGGCGGCCCGAGCGGTCCCTGCGAGCCAGCGCCGCCAGCTGGACCCACTGGCCCCGGCGGACCGATCGGCCCGACCGGTCCCGGCGGACCCATCGGGCCTTGCGGCTGGATGAGCAGCTGTACCGGCTGGATGCTCATTGCCTCAGTCGCTTTTCCAAGGCCTCGATGCGGGCCAATAGGTCCTCCATCGTCGGCATCCGGATGACGGCCTCCACCGGTTTGGTGGTCAGCGCCTTGGCCTTGGCGTCGTAGATCATGCCTCCGTATTTTGCTTGCGGGTCCGCCGCATTATCGTCGACGATCTCGATCACGCGGCAGGCCTGCGGGAAGAGCATCGAGGCGTCGCGCGAGGCCGCCCGCACGGTGTCGTCGAGGACAGTCATCTTGATGGAGTGCCGCGAGAATTCATTGCCCTTGACATATTCATACCAATCCTTGCCGTCGTTGCGTCGGCAGAACATGATGTTCCAGGGGAGATGCTCGGGCCGCGGCTCGGGCTCATATCGGTGCCAGACTCCGTGATCGATGATCGTCATGCGTAGCCCGCCGTGTACCAAGTGCCGGCGGCGTAGAACTGGAGGTAGCGATGACGCATGATCCCGCCGCCGGCCGCGCCGCCGGTTATGACCGTGCCGCCGTATGGCTCCACGACTGAGGTACCCGTGTATCTGTAGTCATAGTCACCGGCGTAGGCGAGCCGGAGGGTGCTGACCGCGTTGCCGGGGTTGGGAAAGTCGTTCGCACCCCACAGGCGCCCGTTGGAGCCATAGATCAAATTTTGCGAATAGGTGTTCGCAGTTGGTAGATCGATCCGAAGCGGATACCTCGCCCAGGTCCCGTTTGGATCACCCTGATTGGTGAGGAGCCCGAGCCAGAGACTACTCCCGTCGTTGCGGATGTACGCCCCGTAAGCGCCAGAGATCAAGCGAACCTGACTCGCCCCAGAAGGATTGTTGACGATCAGATCGCTCGTCATGGTGTCGCCAGCCGCGTACAGCAGGCGACCTCTCCTGCCGTTCACATCGCCGTTCACCATCTGGTAGTTCGCGCCGTCATAATAGAGATAGGCGTTGTTTCCTTGATTGAGATAGACGACGCCCGTGGTCGGCGCGCTCGGCCGGTAGACGGTCAGGTCGCCGGCGATCGCGTCGCCCGACTTGCTGACGGCATTGATGTTGCTGCGGGCCTGCGCCTGCTGCGCCGCCGTCAAGGTCTGCGGGGCGTCGTAGCGAACGCTCACCAGCACTGCCCACGCTGCGCTCTGCCGCCCGTAGAACTGGCCGTCCGTCGGGGCCTCGCCGAGCCCTCCTGGCGGCCCCGGTGTTCCGGTCGGTCCCGGCACCCCTTGAGGGCCGGGCGGTCCGATCGCGCCCTGCGCGCCGACCGGACCCTGGTCGCCACCCCGCCCCGGCGTGCCGTTGACGCCCGCCGGACCGGTCGGCCCCATCGGACCAACTGATTGGACGGCCAGTTTCGTGTCGCTCGGCGCGTAGGTCGCCAGCGTGATGCGCGGCGTGCCAGCGGCAAGTTCAAATAGCGGCTCTGCCATCAGCGTGTCGTCCCTTCTACAACAACGGCTGTCCCCTCCCAGAGGCGCTCCTGATAGCCATTGGTCATCACCCGCACCAAATCGGTGAAATACTGTCCGGCCGAAAGATGCGTGAGATGCGGCCGGTCGATCAGGATTTGGAACTGCCCCTGCGTTGGGTTGGTGATGAAGATGCCGCCGTCGGGCGAGTAGACCGACACCAGCGCTTCATGGTCCGTCTCCAGGATGCGAATCTCAAGCTTGAGCGTCGACCCGGTGAGATCGATGGGCGTGAAGATGGTGCCAGTGGAATCAAGGGTGCCGTACACGAACGGCACTATCCAATCCTCATTCAGCGAGATATTCATCGAGCCGCTATAGTAGGACGGACCGCCCATGGTGTAATTGCCGTTTTATGTGAGGGTAAGGACTTGGGCGGCGCTAGAAAAACCACTCGCATTTTTGACAGTGACGTTATGAGTACCGGCCGCAAGAGAAGCAGGAGCCGTCGCCGTCAATTGGGTCGCCGATACGAATGTTGTCGTTGCGACAGTGCCATCGATCAAGATTTGCGATGTAGACGCAAAAGCAGTACCGGTGGCCGTGATAGTAGTTGCTGTCCCATGAACGTAAGTCGTCGGTGAGATTGAGATAAGTGTTGGAGTACCAAACTTTGTATCCACATCTGCGTAGGTTTTAATCGTAGGCGTCGGCGAATTGAGATCGGCGAGACATGCCGACTCGGTAGTTCGGAATTGTTGCACGAATCTATTTACGGCCGTGCTCATCGGTCCGCACTCAGAGGCAAGCAACGCGTAATGGATACTATTTTGGGTGAAATCAACTGGAGTGCTCGCCGTCAGCGTGGCGGCATAGGCGGCAAGATTGGCGATCAACATCTGGCTGGTACGATCCGTCTGGACAGGAACCACCCCACTGGCAGCAGTGAAGTTAATCCCCGCGATGGCGTAAAGGTACCGCACCTGCGAGGCGTAGCTTTTCAAGATCGCAGGCGTCTCTGTCGGCTGTTGATAAGGCGGCGGCGACTGACCAGGAGGCGCTGGCGGCCCGGAACGGGTCAACGTCGAAACATCACCCCACGGGATTATTCTCACCCCAGCGCCATAAAGCGCCGGATCAACAAATGGCTGTGTATCCGTGTGAATGGCAACGACAAGTGCGTTGAGACAATAAAGTAAATTCATGAATCCCTCCCGCGGTCGTCACAGAATACTTGCAAACCCATTGCCTTGAGTACCCTGCGCCGGGCTGCATCCAGCCAATCCTGTCGAACCACCAACCACGATGCAGCCATTCCAGTTGGCCTGAGCCGGACCAGATGCGTTTCCACTAAAAGTGCTGCTTGGCGCATATACCTGACCCTGAAGGGTGTAGATTCCCCATCCGCCGTTGTTGAGGAAGACGCCGTTTCCCGCGAGCGCACTGGCGCCTGTGAAGACAAATATTCCGTGCTGACCGTTTCCTTTTGCATAAGGAGTGCCGTACCGTATCGACGTGCCGCCCTGACATGAGAAGCCGTGAGTGACATTCGAACATGAGATCGTTTGAGTAGAAGCGAACAGCGCGCAACCCTGAAGTTCGAAGCCGCTGCCGCCGTAACTGCCGCCGCCATTACCCGAAGATGAGAAGAAATCCATGCTTCCACCGACATACGAGTTGTTGGTGACAAACCCGTCGCCGCCAAAACCATGTATGGATAGATTGCCGACCTGCATGAATAAGTTGTTGAAAGTCAGCCCCCCGGAGGCATAACCATTGATCGTCGTCCCGTCTCCAGTGAACAACAAACTCTGCAAGCCCGGAACAGAAAGACCCATCCCGAGACAACCATTCACTGCGCAAAAATTCCCGGTGATGAAATGAAGTTCGGCGCCGTGACGGCCACGCAGCATGGTCAATTGAGCGGAGGCGTCGAGCACCCTGTTCCCGGTATATTGAAAGTCAGAGCCCTGCACCGGCCCTCCGATCATCGTGCCCTTGATGACGACTCGATCAATATTTGGGTGATTGAGAGTGAGAAGTCTGTTGTAGGTATACCTTGCGGCAACCCCGGACGCGGCGCCAACGACTTGAAACGTAACGCTACCAGTGTTCGTGATCCGGTATTGGGACAGCCATGCCATGGCGGCGTAGAGGTCGGGAAAATCTGGACTGGCCCCGTGGACTGTCTTCGTGATGTTCGTAGTGATCGTCCACGATTGGATGTAGCCCTCGATCGCCTTGCGCAACTGAGCCAGATCGCTGTTGCTCGGAGTCCCGCACGGAGTTCCAGAGAAATCGAAGTAGCCGCGCAGGTTGGCGCGGGTGATTACCTCGACGATCTCACGCTGATCAAATTCGATCGACGCGGCCGGAACGATCGAGCCCTGAATGCCAGCGGCCGGATTGCCGTCGACGTACCCGGCGTTGCTGTTAGTCGGCTGATCGAGCGGTTGATTGTAGAGCATCTGCGTTCTCTCTCTTCCTTTAGAATTTCGACACCTCGGCCCACTCCAGCGCGAGTGAGAACTGCCAGCTGCCAGCTGCCGGCACCGTCGCCTGCACCACGAAGCCCTCCGCCGATGCGAGCAGCAAGGGCTGATCGTTTCGCTTGTCCAACAGCACGAGAGGGGCCGGCGAAAACGGTGTGTTGGCGGCTATCGGCGCGCTCACCGTGGCGATGCTGAGTGGGTTGGAGTCGAGCGTCCTCGATACCGGCGTCAGTGGCGCACCGGGCGCATAGACGATGTTCGCGACCGGGTAAGCCATTGCGGTAGAAAGCTTGTTGCTGTTGCTCGTGAAGACGATCGCGGTGCCGCCAGCATCTTGGCTGGCGAACGGCCGCGCCGCGAACAAGCTGAACTGAGCGAGCCCGGCGGTGAAGCCGGTGGTCGTGCTCCAAGCCACGATGCTGAGACGTGAGATAACTGCGACCAGCGCGTTCGACGGCCATAGGAATGAGTAGATCGGAGCCGCATTCATTCCCGGTTGGAGATTCGCAGTCTGCACGCTCGCCTGAAAGTTGCCGCCGGAGCCGTAGTCAAGCGGAAACGGCGTCGACAGGATCATCGACCGCTGCACCGAACCATCGGCGCCAGCGCTGATGTCCCTCATGCGAACGGTGAATAGATTGCCAAGACCGTCCTTGATCTGTTTGTTGTCGGCCATCTACATCATCCCCATGGCGAGATACTGGCTGTTTATTAAATTGGTGAAGTCGAGGCCGAGGTACTGGCTGAAGTCGTAGACGATCTCGGTGTGCGCTGGCTTGAGCTTGCCGAACGTGCATTCCAGATCGCTCGGTATGCCGATCTTGAGCAGGCGATCGATGCCGCACTGGCTCGAATTGCAGTGGAAATAGATGAGGTCCTTGGCGCCGACGTGGACTGTCCAGTAGTAGCGCATCTCCGGCGGTCCCAGCTGCCAGAGATAATGCGTCGTGTCGCCCGTGTTGTACCATCGTGAGTCGCCGCAGCGCGACACACCGGTCATGTACGGCAGAAATTCCGTGATCGTAATGTGATAGCCAGCCGCCTCGGCAAGACCGATGAAATACTGGCGCGATTGCGCGCCGACCAGCGTCATCTTGGCGACCAGATAGGCGCGGCGGGTGAATAGATCGGTCGGCGGATTGTTGAGACATGGGTCTGGCAGACCCCAATTGCGTTCCCAGTCGGTGATTAGTTCGATGGTGGCGCGCGGGTCGGACTCTATTTCGAGCAGATCGGCGGCGCGCCCGTCGACGAAACCCCAATAACCGGCCAGACCAGTGCACGCCTGCACCAATATACTGAATGGATCGCGCGACCATGCCGGCCCATAAGGGAGCAAGCTTAGCAAAGCCTGTGTGTAGTCGGTTCCGCTGCGGCGGACATGCCGATCCGACATCGGCCTACCAGTAGGTCAGATCGCCCAGCACGGCCAGATAGCCGGGGGCTGGCATCGGCGTATCGCTCGCGACTAGATCGTAGGCATTGACGCCTGCCGCAGCCATGATTCCTTGATCGGTCCAAGCCCGATACCAAGTTTGTCCCGGCAGCGCTCGCACGAAGAATGCCTGCTCCAGGCTTTGTTCGATTGCCGTCCGCGTCGATGCGGCATCTATATCGAGATAAGGAATGCGCACGTTAATCGGATAAGGAATCGGCCCTTCGACGAAAAACTCCTTGACCGTCACCGGCCGCACGGTGTCGATGTACGCGCTGACCGCATCAAGGTCTTGCGGCAGCGGGAAGCCGCCATTGCTAGCGCGCAGGTCGTCAAACATCACGCGAATCGTGACGGTGCCAATGCCCATCTCCTGCGGCGCGCACCAAGCGCGGGTGACGCCGGGCACGGCGAGCGCCCATGCCTCATAGTCATAAGCCGCGCCGCCCATCGGCGGCTGTCGGATGCGCCGCAGCACACGGGCGCGTAGCTCGTCGTCGGTTTCGTCATCGGTGCCGCCGGTAAGCGTGTCAACCGTGACCGTATCGACGGAGCCAGAGAGTTGCGTTACCACCGAGAGCGAGGTGCCGGCATCGAGATTGCCGACGGAGCCGGGATCGAGCGCGGTGATCGGCGCCGTCGTCGGCACCCCGGTCGGATCAGTCAGAATATCGGCGGTGGTCTGATAAAAGATGTTCGACGCATAGGAAAGCTGCGTGCCGGTCGGCACGGCGACGCTGCCGTTCGAGGTGACGAAATCCGCCGTGCCGCTGGCGAGGGTCGCGAGCTTGCGCCCAGCCGAGCCGTCGGCATTGACGAGCCAGATTTGACCATGCCGATCCAACCAAACAGTCTCGGCCGTGTCCGGCAAAAGCTGGTCCGCCAACCAATCAATATATTGCAGCACAAGTTGACAGAGCGCGCCCATCGCATCGGACATAACGCGAAGTACGCTGTTGGGCACGTTCGCGTCGGCGCCGGGCAAATTGGCTGCAACGCTGTCGCGCACGAATGAGCGAACTTGCTTAAGGGAAGGCGTGGACCAGGGCATTGTTCACGGATATGGTGATGGAATTGCGCGGATCGGGATTTCGTCCCAGAGGACCTGATATCTAAGATCGACGGCAATCGCCGGGCCGCGATAAAGCCGCACGATGGCGTCGATGCGTTCCAACCCGACGCGCGTCGCCTGGACAAACATATCGGTCGCGGCGTTCAGATCAATGAATGGCTGGATTGCTTCTCGAATGTACTGCTCGAAACGCG